CAGCCTTTGCCATGCGTCCCGATAATCCTGCGCGTTTGCTTAAAAACTCCAAACGGCTTTCATCATCGTGCGCAATCTTGGCAGCCTTCGCAGCTTGAACACCTTCGACAAATGTCGCGGTTGATCCATGCGCGAAGCTTTCCAAAGCTGGACGGGCTTCCATTGCGAAACGATCCGGCGCAAATTTAGTGTGGCGGATTTTGATTTCCTGAAAGTTTTCAACGCCCCATAGATTGCGATTCATGCAAACCCCGCGCAAATACATTGCCGCTATGCCTGCCGTCTTGCTGCCGGTTTCACTGTTCCACGCATAAAACCCGCGAAACATTAGATCGGGCTCACCGTTCGGGAGCTTGCCAACTTCGATGGGGTTGCGGTCATCCACCAAAAAGACAAACACGTCGCGGTCACTAGCGAACAATGTAGTCGTGTCCATAGATACCGGGATGTCAGGATCGTAAACGGCTAAACCGTCGCGGCTTCCCGTCATCATGCCGGGCACTTTCCAACGTCCGCCGGATGCGTCTACCAATTGCTTAATTGGTTCAAGTATTTCCCAGTCATAGATGCGGCCATAATCCGGCCCAGTGGCTGCACGTAGATCGCCACCATCGTTTTGACTGCCGAACACCTTCACCAATTCGCGGCCCCTGTTGTAACGCAAACCCCATTGAATGCAATCCGCTGCCAACGGTGCGGGCAAGTCTTTCAGATAACCAGCAGGTGCGCCGGATAACTGGGACAGTTGCCCAAAAGACCAATTGGTCGGGACGTTAGTGTGATCGCGGTTATTGTCATCCGCGTATTCGATGCGTAAGTCTCCGCGGCTTGGATTAGCTTCGTCAAACTCACCAATGATTTGAATCTTGTGAGTGTCAACCGTGCGGCTAGTCATTCGCTGCGCGTCGTTCTTTTTAAATGCCAGCATATTATCGAGCGACAAAAACTTTTGATCGTCGGGGCGGCTAAACCACTGCGACGATACTGCTGAGTTGCCGATGCCATGCGCGAAAGCGTTAGTTTGATAAGTCATATTATGTTCTCCGTAAAAACAAAAAGGGGGCGGAATTGCTCCCTACCCCCATAATATCGCATAAAGTTATATATAGCGCAAGCTAATATTTTAAAAAGTTATCTGCGCCTTTTAACACGCTGCCGGGACTTAACCGGCTTACGGTTGGGTTGGCGGTTACGCCTATCCAATTCTTCAAGCGTTTCGCTGCCATAAATCAAACGGCTAATGAATCTTAAAATAAACATCCTTACCCCCAGTCTTTTTGTATGCCGTCTTCTTCGGCGGCATTAAACCCGCGAGTGTAAGCGGCTATTTCTTCCGGGCTCATATCAGCCAATTCTATTCTGTCGCTGCTATGTGTAGCACCTTTGTAGTAATGCGGGTCAAAGGCTCTACCATAATAATAATCAGCACCCCCACGATCATAGGGACCACCATGACGTTGGTCATAATGGCTTGCGTCGAAACGGTCTCTTTCAATTGATTGCATTGTCATCCTCCATAGTTTTGTTGACTATGGGATTGTATGCGATGTTGTGGGACAGATCAAGGCGAAAACTTCTGCCCAGTCTATTTTGCCCGATATGTGGTGGTAGGGCTCTACTTTCAAACCCTCCATTTTTAAATCTACAGCGTCGGCACCTTTAAACAAAAACATTTGTTCGGGCTGGTTTTTAGTCTTATGTTTTTTAACCATGACCCAGACGCTGCCGTGACCATGATTTGTTAGCCAAGCGACTTGATGGGGTCGAAGGTCTACCGCATTGCCTGCGGTTGCTTTCAATTCTACAAAGTGAAACTGCCCAAACTCATCTAACAAAACAACGTCCGGCACTCCGGGCATTGCCCACGTTTCTAACCGGGTCGCTTTAATGTTGCGTTTGGTTTTCTCCATCCCCGTTTTCATCTGCCTCCAGAAGTCGGCCTCGCGCTTTGTCGCGGTTTTGGGGATTGCTCTCTCCTTCGGGAGTAACGTCGATAGTAATCGGGGCATAGCTTTGTTTTATCTCCTTGAGTGCTTTCAAGACTTCATCCTTACTCATACTGTCGATGCTGCCTGTTCTTATTTCACTCTTACTTACATAGATGTCGCCTTGCGCTTGCCCGCGTCTATATTCGGCTTGGACGGCTGCACTGTATGCGCCGTTGGTTAATGCCATATCACGAATGGTTTGCAGGTCTCGCAAATGGCGTTGGTAGTTGACCCCAAACTTTTCATCCAGTTCGGCACGATATGCTTGGATCGCGTGAACAACATGGGGGCTAATATTTGCATTGGTTAGCTCATACGCTCTAGTGTGGGCGGAGCTAACAGGATAACCGGCATTAATCGCCGCTTCTCTCATAGTGATCTGCCCATCTTTAGAAACCAGTTCTTTAACAAACAGTTCCTGCTTACGGGTCAAAGGTTGTGCTTTTGTTGCGCGGGGCCTACCTGCCTTCTTTTTTACAGCAGGTGGTGCAGACTTTGGTGCGGGCATTTTAATTCTCCAGTTATTAACCGATAGTTTGCCATAACTTAGCCCGCTTTTGTATATATAGACAAGAAAATAAAAATAAATGAAAAAACTTTTTGAGCCCTTATACGCAATTCTGCTCTTTTGGTTACATAAACTTTAGTACGGTTACTTTTTTGTTTCTTACTTATGTAACTGTATATCTCTATATATAACAAGGGTTTAACTGCTCTGGTTACACGGTTACACCGGTTACACCTATTTTCACTAAAAAATATTATTTCTTATTTATATCTCTATATATACAGAAACCCCNTTAACTATGTACCGTGAGCCGTGAATGTTGGATAATCCCAGACGGCCCGGCCTCTGGCACTCCTAAAGCCGGTTTGCGTTTTCGCATTCTGGAACCAAAGACTGGGGGTCGGGCCACCAGTTACTTGAACAGCCAGACGGCTAGACCTGCAAGCAATCCACCTATTACAGCCATGATCGAATACTTATGTTCTTCGGTCCATGGTGTTTTGACGGGTGAAGCGTATTCATACCAGTGTGTATCGGTATCTTCTATTGGGGGATTTGCTGCGGCATCTGCTGCGTTGTGCGCTTTAACGTGGTCTAGGACCTCGCCTTTTTTCCAGCGATTAACGAGCTTTGGTCCGCGGGTCGCGGTTGTTGGTACTTTAGTAGGTGCTGGGAACTCACCCAGTTTGACCTTTCGGTACACGGTTGGTTTAGATACGCCTGCTACCTCGCAGACTTCATCTATGGTTAGTAGTGCTTTCATGGTTTTCCTCTCTTAATTTTTTGCGTCGTTGAAACTCTCGTTCTTTGTCTTGAACAATCAAGTACGCACCCCGGAACATAAACCCCAAAAATGCTCCGAAGAGCATAAATGAGAGGGCTTCTAGGGTTAGCCCTGTAAAATCCGTTGCCACGCTTTTTCGATCTCTAGTGATCTTTGCAAACGTTCTTTGGGTTTTAATCTTTCATCGCATTCGGCTTTATCTAGCGACTCGTTCACCACCTTATTGATGGTTGATACGGCCCAAGACCATTCGATGTCGCTTACTCGCTTTTCGGCTTCCACGTGTCTACCTCCACATACCAGTTACCCGGTTTATTTTTACTGTCTAAAACTTGCGCGTTTACCCACTCATCGGNTTGNTCCGTNAGCCATGAAAGGAGTTCTGCGCGGTTTATGCTGATGTTTGCTTTCACAAAATCAGGTGCATTGTCGCGTGGCTTNTGTATTCTTAGCCCGTTTACAAAAATTTTATCTGCCATTTACTACTCCTAAAAAAGAATGACCCCAGCCGGGGGCAACCGTACTGGGGTCAGGGTCAACTACGGAGAACATGATTCACATGCTCAGACACAGTATAGGTCCAATGTATGGGATAAGCAACACTTAATCGCATATCCTTGGCATCCTATTTTTGCAGTCTTCCAACGCTTCTGAGGCTGATTGCCTAAACTCACCGCGATAAACCTCTTTACCGTGTTCATCTTTGATGATGGGTAGATAGCCAAAACCTTGATTGTCCCGCGTTACGGGTAAGAAACCTTCACCACCAACTACTCTGACGATGAGGTCGTAATTCATCGTTGTTGGTCGTCTTGTTCGACGGCTGCGCTTTGTTTAGCAGCTTCTTTGTACCACTCAAAGACTAGCCGTAGCTGTCCGCCGATGGTTCGGCCTTCTGCTTTCGACAGTTCTTTTATCTCTTCATACACCTCGCGTGGTACGAGAATGCTTTTCCAACGTGTTGTATCCATTAAAACTCTCCGATGCCCCCGGAATATATATCTACGATAATATAGGAACATATATAACAATGCAAGAAAAACCCCGCAAGTGCAGGGTTTCAAGGTTATTTTGCTTCACCCCACGATGGTCCTATCTCCACATCACACTTTGAAGGCACTTCAAGTGGGACCGCATCCACCATAACTTTGGCCACGGCGTTTGCTTCATCGACATTTTTAACGGACATGGCAATCTCATCGTGTATCTGGAGCATGGGCAGAATGCCTTGCTTGTATAGATCGACCATCGCTTTTTTCGTCATATCCGCAGCAGATGCTTGGATTAAACGATTGAGCGCCTTGTAGGTATAAGCCCGCTTTAGTCGGGTCGTGGGCCCATATTCGTCAACCGCTTCCCGGTAAGGCATAGCTTTGTTCATGGCAAACGTATCGGGTTCCCACAGATCGAACCGGCACTTACGTCCCAGCAGCGAGGTCAGTGATCCGCCCGACGATTTCTCGTTCAGTCGATTCATGACGCCAGTCATCAAACCTTTAACAAACGGTACGCGGTCGTGGTATTGCTTCGTCAGCTTTTTAGCTTCCTCCACCGACACGTCCAGTTGTTCGGACAATTTGTTTACACCCATCCCATACATCATGCCGAGGTTAATAGTCTTGGCCTGCTTCCGTGGGATGTTAGCCATCTCCGCGACCATTGTATGGAAGTCCGTAGCTGGATCGTTGTTGTATGCTTTTACAAAATCGGCAGCACCTTCTAGCGGAACGCCTCGCGTTTTACCGTATACATGCGCATAATGTACCAAGATGCGCGGTTCTTGTTGCGAGAAGTCAATAGCCGCCCACTGCTCACCTTCTTCTGGAAGAAATAACGAACGAATCATTGGCCCCAACTCTGGATCGCGGGCCGGGATTTGCTGCAAATTAGGATTGGACATGGAGATGCGGCCTGATACGGTTCCTCCATCGTCAGAACGGATTTGATTTATATGGGAGTGTATTCGACCATCAGCGTGGCAGTGTTTCATGATTGTATTGATGAAGGTGCCGGATGTCTTATTAAGGTTCCTAGCTTGGGTCACGAGTTGCGCGAGTGGATGCTCATGCTCTTGGAGGAAGAGTTTAGTGAAACTAGGTGCGCCCTTCTCAGTACGTGGGTAGTGGACTCCGACTTTATCGAACGCTTTAGCGAGAGATTGAGCAGCCCAGATTTCAACATTACTGCCGCTGATGCGCTTGATCTCCTTGAGGACATCCCGTTCCCGCTTGAGCAGGCTATCCCGCGTTCGCTCGACCTTCTCCGTATCAACCCTTACTCCTCGCATCGTCATGTCAACAAGACATGGGAGGAGATCAAGTTCGAGATTAGCGATAGACCACAAGCTTTCTTTGCCAAGTTGAACGGAGAAGTAATTCCAGAGTTCGAGGGTAAGTTCAGCGTCACCCTCCGCATACGGTCCAACGTACATGGCGGGCATCTTCCACATTTCTGCTTTCGGATCGACTCCGAATTGCCGCGCCGCCTCCACTAAACCTTTTTCTGATTTAACTTTACCTAAGTGATCGTAGGCCAAAGCGTTGAGGCTGTAGCTAAATCTGTTTTCATCCAGTAGTGACGCTATGACCATCGTGTCGATGATCCGGCCATTCACCTGAAAGCCCATCTTCTTAATCCAGCCCAAGTCATACTGTGCGTTGTGCATGATCTTATCGGCAGGACATTCAAAGACTTTCTTCAGCCATTTGTTAACTTGCTTTTCATCTAAGTTACCGCCGCCGAAATGACGGATAGGTATGTAACCTGACCAATCATCAACTGCAATGGCGTAACCCACCACCTCACCATCACCTGTAGGCCAACCGGGGCCGTGCTTCTTTAGGTTTGGATCGCGTGTTTCCACGTCGATAGCTATCTTTTTTGCAGACGTTAAGTCTGGTAGTTCGATGGGTGGTATCCACTCACTTTTTGGAGCGAACATTGCCATTTGTAATTTTGCCATTAGGTGTTTCCTTATGTGTGAACTCTGCCCCAAGGGCCGTGTATCCTGCTTTATCTAACCACGAATCAGTGTGGTCAATCGTTTCTATTAGGCGACTGGTCTTTACCCAGTCCATCATCAAAGCCACGTGGGCCGCGGTCAGATAACCGTGCGAAACCATCGCGCCTTTTATTATTTCGTTCCAACCAACGGCAATCCTGTTGTGGTTGTGATAAGCATCGCCATAATCCTTTGCGCGTTGCCCATTAATAAGCTTTTCCGCTTCACGCAGAACGTCTTCTCGTTTCATTTTTAATGTACCGTTTGATTAAGGGGACCGAACACGCACCATTCGTTAAGTTCTTTGTCCCAAGTGAGAGTGAGACCGGGCATGTCTTCATCCTTAATATTAGGATTATCCCAGTCACGAAGTGTTGGGTCTTGAATAGCCCCGTACTCCTCTTTGATGGCATCAAGCATTGCTTGATATTTGGTTAGTGTTATTTTTTTCATAGGTCATAGCTCCGTGAAACATCTTCAGCATCTACTATATATAAGTTCTGCTTTGCTCGGGTTACGCCCACGTAAAAAACGCGATGTGTATCATCCGGGTTCTGTTGAAATTGTGTATCGGCTGCTGGACTAAGGTCCGTGAACAGCACAACGTTGTCCGCTTCACCACCTTTTGATCCGTGGATCGTGGACGCTGTAATACGGGGAATGCCATTAAACTTCTCGCCTCGACGCAATAGTGCCGTGACATACGCTCGGTCGGTATCAGGCAGCTTGTCCATAGCTTCGGACCAGATCATATGCTTTTCAGCAAGCAGGCCATGGTTAGCGACTAATA